AGACAGTTACCACGACAGCGCAACCGCCAGAGTTCGCGAAATGGGAACAGAAAACCGGATACACAATTCAACAGGCGCAAGAAAAGATCGGAATATCCGATCTAATGTTTTTAGCGTGGAACGCTTTAAAACGTGAGGCAGCTGGTAAGCCAGTAAAGCCTTACGACGTATGGTGCGAAATGATCGTCGATATTACAGTCGGAGATCAGGAAGTCCCAAAAGTTATAGCCGAGGAAGCCTAAGTTACTTAATTATCGAACTGTCAATAGCGACAGGAATTCCGATGAGTAACTGGGTGGACGCGGCGGACATATTGACGGCGCTTGAGATACTGGAGAAAAGAAATGGCGGAAAGTAAGGAAGTCGTGCAATACGACAAAGCCGAACTTCGAGCTATTACTGGCGCGTTCAAGGCTATGGACGACGAAGCCATTTCGCAAGCTAAAGAGCAATCCAGCGCGTTAGCTACATATTTACAGGGCAAGATAATAAGCGCCGCTGGATCGCTTAGCTCATCGCCAGTCGCTAGTCGAATCGCTGAGGGTTCTAAAGTAAGTAAGTCATCTAAGATCGGTGAGATCGGTTTAGGTTACGCTGGACAAAAATTCAGCGGCGGCGCTACGACTCAACAGCTATGGGGCGGCTCGGAATTTGGATCAAATAAATGGAAACAGTTTCCAATTTGGTCAGGATCAACCGGGCGCGGATCGACTGGATATTTTATTTACCCAACTTTAAGAGCTGAACAGAGTTACCTAATTGCTGAGTGGGAAAAGGCGTTCACTACAATAGTTAAGAGGTTTGACTAATGGCTGAAGGATCAAGAACGCTTAAGCTCTCAATATTAGCTGACGTCGATAATCTCAAAAAAGGATTAACAGACGCGGGAACGGACACCGAAACTTTTGGCGGTAAGTTAAGCGGTTTCGGTAAAGCCGCCGGAGCTGCGTTCGCCGTAGCTGGTGCAGCCGCGCTCGCTTACGCTGGCGCTTTATTAGTGGACGGCGTTAAAGCTGCGATCGAGGACGAAGCCGCTCAAGTTAAACTTGCGACAGCTATCAAAAACGTTACGACCGCTACGGACGCGACTATCGCGTCGGTTGAGTCATACATAACTCAAACATCACTCGCGGTCGGCGTTTCAGACGACGAACTTCGTCCCTCTTTCGCGCGTTTAGTTAAGAGTACGGGCGACGTCGAAGCTGCGATGAAATTACAAGGCGTCGCACTAGACGCTAGCGTCGGATCGGGAAAATCTCTTGAAACAACTTCAAATCTGATCGCTAAGGCTTTCGACGGCAACACCGCGGCACTTGCTAAATTAGATATTGGTTTAACAGCTGCCGAACTTAAAACTATGAGCTTTGATGAAGCGATCGCCGCCGTAACCGCAACTTATGAAGGATCAGCTAACGCGGCGGCTGAAACATTTGCGGGCAAAATGGATCGTCTCAAACTCGCATTTGACGAGGGTAAAGAGACAGTCGGTGCGTTCGTATTAGACGCGATCACTCCAATGGTTACGCTATTCGTCGATAAAGTAATTCCAACGCTTAGCACACTTGCGACAGATATAGGCGAGGATTTGCAGCCAGTATTTGAAACTATCGGAACGTTTATCAAAGATACTTTAATTCCAGCATTTACGGCGCTTTACGAGTACGTTAATAAATATGTCGTACCAATTTTCAAAGCCACATTAACTCCAGTAATTGCCGGAGTAAAAAATATATTTGGCGCTATTGGTGATTTAATTACAGATAACACAGGATTTTTTAAGCTGCTCGGAGCGGGTATTACCGCATTTTTAATTATTGCAAAACCATTTGCGACGTTCTTAGGTACAACCTTTAAGATCGCATGGTCAGGAATTGCGCTAATTATTAACGGCGTTAGCCTTGCAATTCAAGGGGTCGTGGCTGGAATTAACGCGGCTATCAAAGTCGTCAATTTACTTATTAGAGGTTACAACATCGTCAACAATCTAAAACCCGGGTCTAAAGATTTAGCACTAATTCCACAGCTTGCAACTGGCGGCTTAACGAGTGAAAATAAGCCGTACATTGTAGGCGAGCGAGGTCCTGAGCTTTTCGTGCCGTCAAGTAATGGTCGCATAATTCCTAATAACAAATTAGGCAGCGGCGGCGGAAATATATTTATTAACGTATCCGGTGCAATCGACCAAGAAGGAACAGCGCGAAGCATTGTTAACGTGTTAAATAACAGTTTCTATCGCGGGACTAATGGCGCTAATGCGCTGGCGTTCGGATGACAGTATTTAATCCAGTATGGCGCGTAAAGATTCAAGGCGTCGAATACACGACTTACACGCTGGCAAATCTTACAATTTCAAGCGGTCGAAATAACATCTACCAACAGGCTCAGGCGGGCTACTGTAATTTAGAGCTGCTAAACCTGACTCAGGCAATCGTTAACATACATATAAACGATTCAGTAACGATCGAGTTACAGGATTCGACGGCGACTTACGTTCCCATATTTGGCGGAACAGTCGTAGATTTTGGCGTGGAAATAATTACAGCTGGATCAGTCGGAATAAATCAAGTCCTAAAGATAACCGCGCTCGGAGCGCTAAGCCGTTTACCTAAAGCGCTGACCGACGGAACGCTAGTCCAAGATTTTGACGGCGATCAGATTTACCATATTCTCCAAGATTTACTACTAAATAACTGGGGTGAAGTTCCAGCAGCTTTACAATGGGCTAACTACGATCCAACGGAAACGTGGGCTAATGCTCAAAACGTTGGATTAGGTGAGATAGATCAGCCCGGTAATTATGAGTTAGCAGCTCGATCATCTGATCGCGTAGATATTTATTCGCTTGTCGCAGCTCTCGCGACGTCTGGCTTAGGCTACATATACGAGGATTCTCAGGGTAGAATTAGCTACGCCGACTCGACACATAGATCGGTTTACCTAGCTACTTACGGCTACACCGAGTTAACAGCTAATCACGCGCTATTTAACGGGCTTAAGATCGAAACTCGAGCTGGCGACGTGCGAAACGATATTACGCTCAAATACGGCACTAATTCTAATCAAGAAGTAAGCGCCGAGGATATTAACTCAATCGACCTTTACGGACGTTTAGCTCAGGCAATCAGTACGACAGTAAAACATCAAGCCGACGCGCAAGATCAAGCCGATTTTTACCTAACCCTAAGAGCTGCACCGCAAGCCAATTTTACAGCGATTACTTACCAGTTAACTAATCCTGAGCTAGACGACGTTGATCGCGATTCGCTGATAAATGCGTTTATGGGCTTACCTTTAAGAATAAGCGATTTACCGCCTAATATGGTTGCCGGAACGTTTCAGGGATTCGTCGAGGGCTGGTCGTTTAAGGCTGCCTATAACGAAATATCTATAACTTTAAATCTTTCGCCGATTAGTTATTCGCTTCAAGCTATGTCGTGGGAGCAAGTACCTATCGCGGAATCGTGGAATACTATAACCGGAACTCTAACGTGGGAAACCGCGCTAGTCGTGGCATAAGGAGAAAACATGACAAACCCAACTACAAACTTCGGCTGGGTAATGCCCAGTCCGACGGACTTAGTTACCGACTTACCAGCTGATTTTGAGGTATTTGGTCAAGCGGTGGACACCGATTTCGTCGATTTATTAGGCGGAACTACTGGTCAGGTGCTATCTAAGACTTCGGCAACTGATCTTGATTTTACATGGGTAACGCCTGAAATTGGCGACATCACAGCGATTACAGTAACCGCACCGATTACAGGTGGCGGCACTACTGGTAGCGTCGGTATCGCAATTAGTGCGGCTTCGACAAGCGCTTCGGGTGCGGTACAGCTTAGCGATTCAACTTCGACTACTTCAAGCGTTCTAGCAGCTACACCGACAGCGGTTAAAGCGGCTTACGATTTGGCAGCTGCGGCTATTCCAAAAGTTTCTACATACACAGCTAAAACAGATAACTACACTTTTACAAGTGGCGACGCTTATAACATTTTCTCAATGAATAACGCCGTTACTAAACAATTTTCAATCCCAACGGACGCAACTCATAACTTCGGAATCGGTACAGAAATTAACGTTTTCTGGATCACAGGTGCGGGTCAGCCGACTATTGGCGCGGTCACTCCGGGAACTACAACAGTTATTTCAACGGGCGCAACTTCGGCAACTCCTAAATTAAGAGTCGCTAACTCAGGCGCTACTTGTAAAAAAATAGCTGCCAACTCATGGATCGTGTTCGGAGATATAGTTTAATGCCGATTCTTGGAATTATGGATTCATCAAAAGCGAAAAGTTACAGCGCTGTCGTTTTAGCTGATAACCCTTTAAGTTTTTGGTTATTCAATGAAACTACTGGAACAACCGCAACCGATCAGGGTTCAGCAAATCTTGCTTTGACTTACAATAATGGACCAGTATTAAATCAAAGCACAACCTTGGCGGGAATCACAAAAGCGGTCAGTTTCGACGGAACAAATGACTGGGCTGGTCGCGCTGATAATGCCAGTTATAACATAACTCCGAGTGGGTCTTGGTCGATAGAATTTTGGGTTAAGCCAAATAATACTGCGAGCAATTCATTATTTACTGTTAGATCGGATACTGATTCAGCAAATACTGCTATTTTGGTGAATTTTTATATGGATATTGCCGACGGCAAAATAACAGCTTACGTCGGGGCGGCAATTAGCGGCTTCGTCACATTAACAAGCACCGCTTCCATAAATGATAATGCTTGGCACCAAATAGTGTTAAGCGCAACAAGCGGTGGAACTATGGTTCTTTATGTTGACAAA